GATGTCTTCTTGTATTTCCTTAATCGACTCTTGACTTTTGTCTTGGACTTTCTTGATGTGTTTGTTTTGTATGTCGATCTTTTCTTTCGCAATACTAATTTCATAACCAAGTTCTCTTTCTTCTTCCTTTAGAGTGGCGATTCTCGTTTTTAGAATTCCGTTCATCAAAGAGAAAACATTAATATCAAGAATGTCTTCAATGACACTTCTCCTGTCCGCAGCTGTTAATTGCATAAAAGGCACAAACGAAGAACTACCCAGAATCACCACCTGCGTGAATGACTTGTAGTTCATCTTGAGAATCTGTTCCTCAAGCATTCGTTGGTAATCTTTGGCCTTTGCGGACTGGTCAATCAACTTCCCGTCCTTGAATATTTCAAAGATCTTTGGTTTGAGTCCGCGTCTAATTTTGTATTCGTCCTTACCGATGAAAAAATCAACCTCGACCATACAGTCCTTTTGATTCACACTGTTGGTCAATTGAGGAATATTGATTTTTCTGAATGGTTTACCAAACAGGGCAAAGGTAATAGAATCCAATAGAGCAAACGACTTCCCATGTCCATTGTTTCCAGACACAAGAACGAAGTTATGTTTGTCCAAATTGATCTCAGTATCGTTGTTACCGAAAGATCCGAAGTTTCGAAACCTAACGGTTTTGAAATTTATCATACAGAAACATCCTCCGTTATCGACCACCAATCCGGGACCAATCGATTAGTCCATTTAGCAAACCCACTCTTCTCGCCCATGTAATAGTTTCGATAGGCCTGTGGTGCATTTCCTTTTACTTTGTATTCATCAGGCATTGCCTGTGCAAATTCCGTTAGATGAAACCCGTACAATTTATTGGGGTAGTTCTTCATAAACCACTTCACTAGACCTTCTGTTTTGTGATGTCGGTTGTATCGACGAGTATATTCACGACATAGGTGTAGTGCATGAGAAGACAACCAACAATAATTAGCCAGAGATTCTCTAGTCCAGATAGTACATGGATGGTTCAACATGACCGACTTAAACAACTTCATTTCAGAGTCAGATCGATCTGTATCATGTGTCCATCGTTTGATTCGGCGACCATTTTTACTGTATGAAATATATTCGTCACCGTCCAAATAACGATGAACAGTCGAAAGCATTTGAGCCGATTCGACAATCATTTTTACAACGTGCTTGTCACACATCATCTGTGCTGAGATTTTAGGATCTTTGTCCAGTACAAAGATATTCATAACGAAAGACTCTCCATGTAAAGTTCACGCATCAGTGTTTTGATTCTAGACTTCTGTTCATCTACAACATTAGTCATTGCATCTACTTCATCATTGATGATTGAAACCGTATCCTTAGATATGTCTAAAGACTCTTCTTCGGAGTGGTCTACACCCATGTCTTCAATGACAGTAAGATTCGCAACCTTCACATCATACAGTTTGTCTAAAAACTTGTCAAACATATATGGATTGTTTTTCTCAAAAACATATACCTTCACATATGAATTTTCATACTGAGAGTAGTCTCGGTTCAACATGTCTGCATCTTCTTCGTATGTAATCGCATGGAAGATGTTCACGGGGTTCTCAACGAACCTCAGATCCCGAGTCTCCGTATCCAACACATGAAAACCTTTCTTCACGTTTAAATCATTAAAGGTTAACTGGTATTGTGTTCCGAGGTAATGAACATTGTTCTTACTATGTTTGATATGGAAATGTCCAGACAGAACCATTTCACATCTACTGAAAAGTTTATCGTCTAGTCCACCGTCATACTTTACACCACGCAGAACTTCATAACCATCAAGTTCAAAGTGACCAGCCATAATTGGGCAGGTCGAGTTCTTGATGAAGTCAATGCACTGTTCTGAATTGTTCTTGTTAATCCACGGAACCATTCCGATACAAAGGCCACCGAACTCCAACTCAACTGGATCTTCATATAGATGAAAATTATCAGTATCAGAAAACAACTCACGAATAGAATTGATTCTGTTAGTGTTTCGATAGTATGTGTCGTGATTTCCAAGAATACAGTGTACCTGTATTCCATACTCGTTGATCTTGTCGATGAATCGAGTGCGTACCTGTGAAAGAGTATTGAAGTTCACAAACTTTCTACGATCTAGGAAGTCTCCAAGATGCAAAACTGTTGTGATGTTGTTCTCTTTACAGTACGGGAAAAACTGTTCTTCAAAAAACTTGAATGACTGATCCAAAAACAACTGTGAATCATTTCTTGCACCAAAGTGCGTATCATTTATAATAGCAAGTTTCAATTTCAATCCTCAAAAAGTTTTCCTAGTGTACCACCGTCTGTGGTTTCTTCAGTTTTCTTTTTCTTTTTCTTTGGCTTATACTTTTCTAAATCATTATCCGAGAGTTTGAAGTAGTCAGCATAAGGGTTTTTTGAATTTGGATCAACTAACTCGTTGTCGTGGGCCCACTTTGTAAACTTGTTCTCTTCGTCTAACTTTTCCATCATCATATACTTAACGTATATTTGTTTCTTTTCTTTTTCTATCCTGCGTATAAAAGCATAATAAATCATTTGAGTAAAATATGAAAATGGATTCTTAGATTTCTCTGGATTGAAGTTGTGTGCATACATCAAGCAGTTTTCGATCGCATCACCAATCATCTCATCTCTGAATGGGTAGTTCATGAAATTGGGTTTGTACGAAAGTCGTTCAGCAATCTTCATGAAACACTCACCCATATAGTGAGTTGCAGGAGGCTTGGGATCTCCAAGTTCCTCTGCTTGATTTAATTCCTTTTTCCACTTTACCATTTCTTGAAAGAAAGCATCATTGTCTATGTAATGATCTTCCTTTGTTGTTTTTCTTTTAGCCATATTGGTGTTCCCTTAAATTCATAGGTAAGTATACCTCATAAAACAAATATTGTCAACCGTATAAAACATTTTTTAGATTTTCTGCTTGACAGGTTTTCATTCGGGGTTACACTATGTGTGCTAAGAAAGAAAGGGGAAGCTAGGCCTATTAAAGGCCTCACTTAAGGTAGTCGTCGGCATCCCCAGACCAGTCTGACCAGTCATTACCCCAATCGGGTTCTTCTTTACTTCGGTCAGTTTTTTCTTCCTCATCAAAATCAAAATCGTCAAGTGGAATTTCATCGTCGAGTCCCATCTCGTCGAAGAATCCTTCCTGCATCATTTTCTCAAACATCTTTTTTGACATTGCGAAGTTCATCATAATCATCTCTTCTTCGGAGGTAGGAGGTTTTGGATCATCTTTACTTGAAATTCCTTTCATATCAATTCCAAGTTGTTTGTATAGATCTTCTAGTATACTATTTGGATCTATAGGATCAATACCGAGAGAAGCAATTTCATCTTCCTTTAACTTTTTTGATTCATATTGATCTATAATTTTTTGATTTGGTTTTATGGTAGTGACAACAAAATCGGTTGGAATATCACAGGTAAGTTCTTCACTGTTGTTCATCCAGTCTCGGAGAACCCACATTTCTTTTTTGACTTCACCAGTGAGAGGATCGTGCATAGTTGTTAATTTCATTTGCATCGGTCTATCTAGGACAATCTTTTTTGCACCAACTTGATTTACAATACTGATCAACTCTTCACCTGAACGAAGCTTAAGTATTTTGTATTCAACCATTGGATTCTCCTATAGTTTTATTTTAATCGTCTTAAAAATAAATTCTTCTACCTTATATAGTTTGATTCGTTCAAAGAAATGACGCAGAGTGTGGTTCATTTTCTTTTTCCATTGAAGATTGTCCCCAATATCAAACAACTTAGCAATCGATTTGCTTTCATGTTTTCTCAACTGCCTTCCGATTGACTGAAGAATTCGAATGCGAGACTTCGACGGAGAAGCAAATATAATGTTGTGTAGGTTCTTGATGTTGATACCAGTAGAGAATGTTCCATAAGAGGCAACGATGATCGCATCTTTTTGTTTCTCTGCAAGACCACGAACCCTTTCTCGATCATCTGTTTCCACTCCACCGTGAATAAGAAATACCTTCTTGTGTTGATTCTCTAACTTGATTCTTTCGTACAGTTGTTTTCCGTGGTTCTCCACGAACTGAAACAACACCAATGTATTTCCCTTTGTCTTACCTGCTAGAGTGGAGATAAACTTATTTCGTTTGTCATTGGTAATCAACCACTTCATCTCGTCCTGATACTTTAATGTTTTCACCAACTTCTTGTCTTCGTCACTGTAGTCGAGAAGGATGCAATCAATTTCTAGTTTTGATAGAATGTCTTTTTCCATCAGTTCTTTTGTGGTGGTCACATCCTTCACAGGACCGAACAGACCTTCGATGACTAACTTGTGAGTGAGGGCTCCGTCGAGTGTACCTGTAGTTCCAATCCTATACTTCGCGTTCTTTAGTTTGGACATGATAGAAGTCAGAGACTTGGCTTTGAACAAGTGACACTCATCACCAAAGGCAATTTCAAAGTCTTCAAAGTATTTTGCCGGTAATTTGTATAAACTCTGCCATGTAGAAATAACGATCTTTTTATCGGTAGACTTATCTTGTCCCGCATAAATCTTGTGACAGTTTCCTTCCACATCCCACCCGTTCATTTTTGAATAATCTTCAAAGTCTGAATACATCTGAGAAACCAAACCAGTAGTAGGTACGATGATTAGAATCTTCTTGTTCGTTTTTTCCATGAGATGTCGAAGAAGACCGTAGATGATTAGACTCTTGCCTGATCCAGTAGGAGACAACAACAAACATCGTTCATGTTTAATCGCATGAGAGATGGCTCGTATCTGGTGATCGTGTGGTACGATTAGTTTACCACCCGCAGATATCTTTAGGGTGTCTGTTAGGTATCGTTTGACTAAATCATCACTGACTTTATTATGTGGTGTGTCAAAAGTTACCTGATAAGTGTAACCTCTTTCTTTGGCGAAAGTAGTTACATAGTCAAGTAACCCAGAGTGAATCTCTTGGGAGAACATGTTGTAGAGTTTTATAGTACCATCCCATACCTTGTTACGGTATGCAGGCATAAACTTATGGCCGGGTACTTTGAAAGTAAAGAAGTCAGAGAGTTCTTTGGCGAAACTTCGTTCACATCGAACTCTGATATTTACTTCATCGATCTTTTCAATAACTAAGTCACTCATTCTCTATTTAGGAGAAAAGTGAAAACCTGCCATTATCAGTAAATATAAAATTGATGAAATGTAAAACAGTATCATCATCAATTCTGAATCAATAAAATTTAATATTTTTTCTACTAAGAACCGGATACGAACTTTCTCCATTCGATCGCGTTGCGAATCTCCCAGTTTCTCTGACCGATTTCCTTGATTACAGATTCAAGATAGAATACCTTTTCTTCTTGATATGTGATCTTCTGTTTCATCAAAATCATATCGTTGTCAGAATCAAGGTACATATCAATATCCGCCTTTAGAATCTTAAGGTCAAAGGGTTCCCACCCTTTTTCTTCGAGATCCTCTTCGGACATTTTACCTGTATAGTATTCCCACTTTGATCTTCGTAA